AATGCGGTCGCAAAAAGAATAAACTGAAACCTAGAACTGCTAGGTGGAAGAACGCAGGATATAAGAAAAAAGCCGCATGTGATTTATGCGGCTTTAAAAGTCTATTCACTAGTCAAATCACAGTCTTTCACATTGACGGTGACTTAGATAACTGTAAAATGACTAACTTACGCAGTATTTGTTTAAACTGCGTAGAAGTAGTTAAAAAGAAAGATGTTACTTGGCGTCGAGGTGACTTAGAAGTTGACTACTGAGTTCACTTGCTTGTGTAAGTCATCAATAGTTCCGTTATTGTCAATATAATAGTCATACAATAATCCAATACTACTATACTCACTAGCGTGTACTGCATAGTTACCTAACTCTACCATAGCTTTTAGTTTTTGTTCGCTACCTTCAGGTTCATTATTGTAATCAACTGCGGCACTATACCAGACAGGACGTTCTCCCCTGCTCACACGCATTGTAATGCCACCTACACTTTTAATAGAGTTAACTTCATTAACAAAACGACAATCTGTAATCACAATGTTTTCATCAGTTTGGCGTAACTTATTCTCCACACTAGCTACCCAAATATCACTATGAAAGTTATTACGACAGACTTCTGTTCCCCAGTATTGTAATACCCATCTTGGGGTGATTTCCATACCTAGTCGTTCACTCCACCATTCATCACGTTGTTCTCGCCAAGCACGACTTGTTTTAGTTGAACCTTCTAAATATTCTCTATTCCAACCAAAGACGGCTGCCACAGCGTCTTTTAAACTTGCCGCAAAACTGACACGTTTGAACCCGTGAAATGTGCAAAGATAGTCGGCAATCGTATCTTTGCCACTACCAATCAATCCTGTAACTCCAATAATCATATGGTAACTCCTGTAATACATATTGTACTACAGGAGAGGTGTAAAGTAAACTGTTTAGGTTAACCTTGTACCCAAGTCAATGGCTGACTGTAATCTACATAACGTTTTAGTTCATCGTATAGTTGTTCCATTGCGGCTTTGCCTTCAGCTTTCATAGCTGTTCCATTTAGTGTTGTGCCACCACCTGGACCTGCGATAGTTCCAAACTTTTCACGTGCTTCACCAATGATTAGTTTAAGATTAGCTAATATAAAATCACCAATCCATACACCTGCACCTGGGTCTTGTAGTAACACTTCTTCTGGTCTTTGAACGTCAGCCCAAATAAGAACACGTTCACCACTACCTTTTGGATCACGAACAATACGTATTACTTTTGTAACTGGATCAAATGTATAGATTACATAACCACCAAACATACGTGCGGCTAGTTCAACATAACCAGCATAGAAGTCGTATGTTGCCATACCACCAGCATAGTTATAGTTTAATAGATAAGTGTTTAATATAGCAGAACTGAACGGATCGAAACTGCTTGATCCTGGACCAGTCTCTAATCCAACTGTTCTACGATAGATACAACGAACATTTATAAACTCTTGCGGTAGTGTATAAGTGTCTACATTTTTTACAACTGTCATTAGTGTATATGATTCTGCCGTAGCATTCTGCGCTCTTTGACGATATACTTTAATGGCGTAGTTATATGCCGCTTCGTAGTGTTGAGGATCTAACTCAAGGTCAATGATTCCATCACCTAAACGATAACGAAGGTTTTGAAATAATGCTTGTTTCAACTCATCTAGTGTTAGTCCAGATGGAGTAGAAAGAATGTTTGCTGTTGCAGATATAGTCATATTAGTTTCCTGATGTTGTATTTATCAGGAAACTATTGGTCTTTAGATATCGCCTTCTTTGCGGTTTTCACTATAATGTGCGTCAAAAGTGCCACCGGGATAGCGACTTTCCAACTTGCGAACGTTCTCATCAATCACATCATTTGGGTCAAGGTTCAATGCTCTACAAGCATTAATCCAATACCACATAACATCACCGAGTTCTCGCTTCAAGTGAAACACTTCTGCTTCTGTCAGAGGTTTACCCTGAAAAAACATCTTCTTGGGCACTTCAATAAACTCACCACCTTCAGCCGCTAATCCTAGACAAGCGGTTAGTAATAGTGGAACATTGATATCCGGTCCTCCATCGTTACCGTCAAGTTCATCACATCGGTTCATAAATGTAGTCAAGTCATTACTTGCACTACTAGTAACGGCTTCTACAAAATCTTTGTATTTGTTTAAATCAATATTACTCATTAAAATGCTTTCAGTATAATCATATTCTCATTAAAGCGGCCATTAGATGCAGTAGCTACTGCTTTAATGTCGTTAAAGTATTTACGAGCAGCCGGTTTACTTCCCATTATTTCTTTTAACTGTTCAGCAGGTTTACGTAGTGTTTTAACCTCGCTTTTTGCAGTATCAAATCCTAGCAATGTATTACCTTTAACAGTAAATGCTTTGCTATAATCATCTGCAATATAGTGATGCAGTTTGCGTTTTGCACTATCATAGATCCAAGCTTCACTTGCACCGTGAAGTTTGATAGGACTGATACTAACTAAATCAAGTTTGCTTGCAGTATCTTTAAATGTCTTTTGATACTTCAGTTTAGCTACAATCTTCTCAACAGGTACTGCCTTACGTGCCCTAGGAGCTTTTGCGGCTTTCTTAACACTAATGTAACTGTTCAAGTCATTGATAACTAACTCAATAAACTTAACAATGTTCTTAACCTGTGTTTTAGTCAAATGATTGTAACCTTGAACCAGTTGTACATCGGTACCTTTGAGTACCTCTTCAAACTCATTCAGTTTCTTTTTCCATACTTCAGTTAAAATACTGATATGTTGCGGCATCACATTCTTTTTAGCGACTTCATCCATTGGACGTAGTGTGTGCTTTGTAGGTGCACCGGACGTAATGAACTCATCAAACAATCCCTCAAGCTCACCTGCGGCTTCACGTGCTTTATCTTTTAGTATTTCCTGAATGTTGGGTCGTGCTGGTGCTTCAACTACGGCTTTTTCTTCTTCGGGTTTGTGTACTAACTTTAACAAACGATTGATTTCGTTTTCGAGGGTTAATTCCTCATGTTCAGTCAATGATAGGCCCCGTAACTGCATACGTGCCAACCAGCACAATGTCATTAAGAATTCATTTTCGTGAACCCTACGCATAATCTTAGAATCGTTAGTACGTTTATTATATTCTAAATATTGACTCAACAATTCCTTAGCATCTTTTTTGCCATAAAAACGATTGTACCAAGTAAAACTACGCATTAGAGCCACCCTGCGTTTATCCTCATCCGGTTGTAGAACAAACAATGGTTCATCCCCATAATGTTGTACATCCACATCTCGTGGATTTAATGCTTTAACTAGACTGTGGTCCTCTGTATTACGCTTACGTGTTGCCATTAGGCACTCCTTTGTATTGATTTGATTATTATAACACAACCCATATTTATTGTCAACCTTAGGATTCAAGCGTAGGACATTGCGATAAATACTATTATGCCAAAGTTATCCTTATACCGCCCAAATAAACAGAATGATTATCGTTTCTTTGATAGAACAATATCGGAAGAATTGCGTGTTGGCGGCACGGATTTATACATTCACAAGTATCTAGGTCCTACTAATCAAGGACCTAGTATTGATTATACTCAACCAGAATATGATAGTTTAAATCCACTAAATATTCAGGATCTATTATTCCTAGAGAATAGAGATAGAACATATGACCCGAACATTTATCGTTTGCGTGGTCACTATAATGTACAGAATTTAGACTTTGATTTAAGTCAGTTTGGTTTATTTTTAAATAACGATATTATCTTTATCAATGTTCATTATAATGATATGATTGATATTGTTGGACGGAAACTAATGGTAGGTGATGTGTTAGAGTTACCTCACTTACTAGATTATAATCCATTACAAGAAACTATTCCAGTAGCATTAAAACGTTTTTATAGTATCACTGATGCTAACTTTTCTAGTGAAGGATTTAGTCAAACTTGGTATCCACATATGTGGCGTATTAAATGTGAACCATTAGTTGATAGTGAAGAATTTAGTCAGATATTAGCTGAACCAATTAACCAAGATAACTATCTAGGATTATGGGATAAAGATAAAACATATCCACCGGGGTATGTTATTACATTTGGTGATAAGAATTATATCAGTAAAATAGAAGTACCACCTGGAATATATCCTCCAGATCCAACATATTGGGAGTTAGATACGGCATCAAATCTTAAAGACATTCTTGCTACATACAATAAGAATATTGCAATCAACAATGCGGCATTACAAGAAGCTGAACGTCTTGTACCTAAATCAGGATACGATAGAAATAACTTATATATTGTACCTACATACGGGACATTTGAAACTAACACGGAGTTATCTGGTAAATACAATCAACCGGCACCACCTATTGATGGTGTAGTTCCAAATACAGTACCCCCTACTGCTACAGTTACAATAGTTCAATCTGCATCGTACACAAACCCTAGTCCTGTATTAAGAATTTCTGCCGCATCAGCACAATCTATTTGGGACATGACAGTTGATGCAGGAGTAGTTGCGCCAACCGCAACACTTTCATTAAGAGCTATTACACTTTTACCATCAATGACTGACACTGGCTCAGGCGCAGTGTCAGGTGATACTGTATTATCTATTGATAGTATAGGCTTTAATGTTACAGGACCATATGGTACAGCAGATAATACATACGCTACTGCTGACCAAAATCCAGAAGCACCAAACTTCACTGGTACAGAACCATACGGTCCAAATACTATGGACTATCGTGCTGATTGCGATCCTAGATTCCAATTCATTGCACGTAGTAGCCCACGTACATTCGGTTATACGACTGGATACTTAGATGGCGACGGCACTGCACCTAATGGATTCCCAACTGGAGCAGGTATTAGTTTCCCACAGAATCCGCAAGTAGGAGATTACTTCTTACGTATTGATTACTTACCTCAACTATTGTATCGTTGGGACGGACAACTATGGATAAGAATATCCGAGAATGTAAGAACTCAAACTGGTATGACTGATGGAGATTTGTCACAACAGTCTAGCTTCATAAATAACAGCAACGTAACAGTGTTGACTGATGGGACTACAACTACACAGAAACAAGCATTATCAAAAATACTTGCTATCACCCCGGATCCAATACCACCAACACCTTAAAGAATAAAATATGGCCGCCTTCTTCTATGACAATCAAGTACGCAGATTTTTAATACAATTTGCAAAAATATTCAGTAACTGGCAAGTTACTAAAGGCAAAGATCCTGCAGGTAATGAAATACTTGTACGTGTTCCTGTTATGTACGGTGATTCAAGTCGTCAAGCTAGCACTATCCTTGCTAATAATAGTGCAAGTAATTTGCCAAGTGCTCCTTTAATCACTTACTATATTAGTGCGTTAGAGTATGACCAAAGACGTACACAAGATCCTACGTTTATTGATAAGATTCAAGTTCGTCAACGTAGTTATAATGCAGAAACTCAACAGTACGAACAAGTTCAAGGGCAAGCATTCACTGTTGAAAGATTAATGCCAGTTCCATATACATTGCGTATAACAGTTGATTGCTGGACTACGAACTATCAACAAAA